TATGCTTATCATAGCGCACGTAGGAAGTTACCATGCGGATTGCCCAATCCCAAGGATTATTACCATACCCGAGTTCTATTCTCGGCCAGCTGATGCTTTCGCAATCAGCCTTGGTACCTTGGGCTCTAAGGGGTTTCCCGCAACAAGCAGTCTTGCAATCTTGATAGATTACTAGCAAGTTATATGATAGTCAGCAGACGACTATCCCAGAGTTTACACTGTTTTCCTTATCGAGTATGTTCTGGAACTCGGTAAGCAGCTTGCTGTTCAACGCGTTGTGCATGTTCACGTTGTAGTTCTTGGCATAGATGTTCAGGGCGGTCAGGGAAGTGGCGGTGTTGGCGGTGATAGTCTCGCTCTGGTACAGGGAGTTGGCGAGTGCGGCGGGCTGCACGGTGGCGTCCACGGAGGCGGTCTTGTAGGTCAGCGACAGAGTAGCGTTATCAATGCGCGAGAAGTTGCAAGTTCCGGAGGGCTGGCGACCGGCGGGCTTGAGGGCGAAGGAGTAAATGTAGACGCCGGCGGGGGTGTTGCCGCCGATGGTCTGGTAGGGCTGCACCTTGTTGAAGTAGGAGCCCTTGCGGGTGGCGAAACGATCCTGTCCGTTGAGCTGGATCTTGGCCTGGTCCAGCACGGCGAGGGACTCGTTGAAGGACTCGGTGTTGGCGGTGTCGCCCACGGACACGTTGGAGTTGGGGGTCAGGTTGGCCAGGGCGGTGTACTGGCCGTAGCTGGTGGCAGTGGGGTTGTTGAAGTTCCACGCCAGGTACTTGGTGGGGTGGTTAAAGTTGAGCCTTATGTTCTGGCTGGCCTGGCTGGTGGTGGAGGGAGTGGCGGTCTCGGAGCCAGTGAACTGCAGCTGCTCGATCAGGTACTCGTGGGGCAGCTGAGCGAAGCGGGTGCGCTCCTGGGTGTCCAGGAAGATGTAGTCGACCCACACGGCCATGGAGGGGGCGGTGACAACGCCGGGGGCGACACCAAGGTTGTTCACGTTGACACCGTTGACCTGGGAAGCCAGGGTGAAGTAGAGCTTCACCTCGTGGTACTGCAGGGCAATCAGGGGCAGGGCCAGGCCGGGGGTCTGGTTGAAGAAGAACAGCAGGGGCACGTAGAAACGCTTGACGGTGGGGGAGGCGGCGTTCAGGGTGTTCTCGCCGTCCACGAAGTCGGTCATGCGACGGTAGTTCACGCGGTCGTCGTTCATGCGGAACAGGGAGTCGTACGTGCGGAACCAGTCGTTGTAGTGCTTGTCGATGCGCTGGCCACCGATCTCCAGCTCGACGTCCTGCAGCAGCTGCTCGGCGGGGAAGAAGGTGTTGTTGGCACCAACGACGTTCTTGCTCAGCACGAACTCGATCACGACGTCGGTGATCAGATCACCGTTACGGGAGATCTGGGTGGACACCTTGTTGCCGAAGCCGACGGAGCCGTTGATCGTCTGCTGAATAGACTCCACGGCGAAGTTGGTGTAGCGGCGGTACACGGTCTTGAAGAAAGTAATCTGGGGGTTACCGGTGAGGTACACATCCTGGGCACCATAGGCCACGAGTTGACTTAATCCACCAGCCATTGTTTTGAGATATTTTATCAAAATATTTTTTTTTTATATTTTTACACAGAAAAATGACGCACACTAGTTTTCACGATGCTATTTTACGACTTGTGAGACTTTGTCCTACATTCTCATGTGTTTTATCGTGGCGTTGCGTTTCTCTATTGCCATGTTCAAGTCTAGTTTAGCTTTCATCATTTTCTGCATGATTTTCTTTTTCTCCTTGTTAGATTCCTCTAGCTTGTTCTTGAAGTGTTCTATGTTTGGTTTTTTGCCGAACAGAGATCTCTTTTTCATCTGTTTTGACATCTCGTTCTTAATAGTATTTTCAGCGTTTTTTTCAAAGTCCAGCCGTCTTCTCAAGTTCTTGAATTTTTCCATTTCGTCGGCTACGTTTTTCTCCGCGCGTTTCATGGCATCTTCACGCTTCTTAGCGATTTTAGACAAGTTCGCGGGAATTGATTTTCTCTTTCTCGGCTCTATCTTTTTCCCCTTTCCTTCTATGTTTATTTCCCGTACAGAAACCAGCGGCTTTCCTATAGTATTTGCAAATCGTATTCTCTTTTTTTCTATCATCGGTATACATATTACATATATATTTCGTATCGACACTCTGAAGTATATAATCCTTACGAACTAGTGTATTCAAATGGATTCTAGCTTTCTGACGACGTTGTCCAAGGTCGTGAACGGCGCGAAGGCGGTCGAAGAGTTCACGAGCACCATAGTCGGGGCGGCGATAGAAGACGTGTTGCTCAGGGTCGCCAAAGATCACGGTCTAGACTATTCGAAGCTCGTCGAAGAATACAAAGACGACGTTCTTGACAAACACGCGTTGCTCGGGACTGGCAACGTGAAATGCAAGGGTTTGACGGAGAAAAACAAACCCTGTGGAAGGCGGGCGGTGTGTAGAGGATATTGTAGAGGACATTCGTCTCAGGGAGTTGATCGAGAGACGAAAGATAGAAAGGGAGTGTCGTACGTTTCCGAAAAGATCAAGAAAAAGACGGAAGAACCTGTATTGAACGCACTGAAGAAACTCGGAGCAGAGATAGTTCCAGCTGCAGACATGATGATTTCTAAAAGCGATGTAATAGAATTTTAGACATTTAACGTCTCATGGGGCTTTTGGCGCGACGCATAGGGCTTCTGGCTCTAGAACCGGTGGCAGGGGCAATTTTTTTCCCATTGGGTCCGCGAACTATAAGTCCGCCTTTGGGTCCGCGAAATATCATCCGTCCACGAGCATCTTTCTTTCCAGTGTACGTGTATTTGGCAGCGGGCATCTCGGTGTATATTCTATTTAAAGATTTTTATTCGTGTTGACCGGATTTACTCGTCTGCCGCCTTCTTGGCCGCCTTCTTTCCGCCCTCCTTCATGATGACCTTGACGAACTTGGCCTTGCTCTCCTTCTCGATCTTCACGGGTTTTCCAGCAATAATAACTTCTCTGGGGGGAGACAGCTTGGTGACGGAACCTGCGTATTCGCGAATGCGATCATGGACTCCCGTCTCGCGCAGGAAAATCTTCGTGTGCCCCGCGGTGGCCGCTTTCTTTGCGGCGATACCGGGGGACGCCCCGATGAACGTGCCCAGAGCCTTGCCATCATCGTTCTCCAGGATAAAAGTCTTCTTGTTAGCGTTGGGAGCCATTGATATGTAATAAGAAAACATATTATTTTGATAGATATTTTACGAGGTCGTCGCTACCGCCTATCAGTCGGGTGCCTTCATACACGCGCGGAAATGTCAACGTACTCGGAATTCTTAATCCACGAGCTCTCAGTTTCGTTTTGAGATCTTCAACATCCTTGCACGACACCGACGTGAATTTCTTACCGCGATTTCTCAGATCTCTTTTTGCCTTCACGGAGTATTTACACCCAGGTTTTACAAACAGCGTGAATGGCATATTTATTATATTCAATATATTAAATGTTCGGCCAAGTTATCTTGACGTTTCTCCATATCCTGGTCGTCCTATGGGCTCTCGTGGCTCCGTTCTCCAGCGTGCCCCATGTACGCGTATCGTATGTCGTTCTCATGCCTTTCATCATGTTACACTGGATACTTTTGGACAACACGTGCATATTCACGCTCATAGAAAACAAGATCAGAGGATGCGAAACCGAAGAATCTTTCGTTCATCGCCTTATATCTCCGATTTATAATGTTCCGGAAGGTTTGCTCGGAAACGTGATGTGGATGTATGCTATCTTCTCCTGGCTTTACGCGGTAAACGCTACCACGTTAGTCGAGTTCAAAGAAAATATGACGTTATGGTAACTAGTATGTCTGGTGCACTTTTGCAACTTCTAGCGAATGACGATTACGAGACGACAGAAAACCTGGAGGCTCGGAATCTGACGATATTCGCAGTCGCGTTCTTCGGCACTATATTTTTGGTATGGATACGACTCGCCACGAATTATTCCCAGTAAAGCACGATAGAGTTGGAGTTCGTAGCTTTCTCCCACAGATGATGAACGCCGAATGGCTTCAGCTTTTGCGTGAGAGTTTCTTTCAGCGGCTCGAACCCGTATTGATCCAACTGAGCTCTGCGATCGTGTTCCGCTCCTCCCAGCAACATGAAAAGAATCGAGTGACCCTCGAAAAGTTCGGCTCCCTTGAACTCGAATACCGTGGTGTATTTCGCACCGCTAGCCGCCGCCTCAATGACGGGTTTTTCTATTCCTTTCAGGATGTGATCCAACAAAAGAGATTGCGCGTTCTGAATTTTCTCGACGAATTTGACCGTCTCGTCGAATTCTCTCAGGTCCTCGAATGCTGATGCAGCATTGGACACCTCGACTGCTTCCGCGTACAAAGCGTTCATGTTCGTGCTTATAATTGCAACATGAATTCTGTTAAATTAATAAGGACCTATTCATATCGACACCGTGATGTATATACTAGCTCATAGTAATTGTACACCAAAATGAATGTCAGTGTTCGTAGGGCGGTTCTCGTTGATGGAAATATTCGAGAGAAGAAAGATCATCCTGAAAGTGTAGAAGTCGAGGTGGTGTCAAAATTATTGGAAGCGGAGAGAGAACGTCAGGGAATTCGTTCCGTTCCACGATTCACGACGCAACTCGTAGAGAAAGCCATTTCTACGAATGATTCAAAGTATTGGGAAGTCGCAGTGAGCGATATAGAAACGTCAGATTTTGATTCGGCGGCTGTGTCGGCCTTGTTTTCGCAAAACGACACACTTCCGGTGATGTTCGTGACATGCATAGTGACGTCCAAAACGAAAGAGCATTTGATTGATATGCTACAGGTGTTTTATCACATCTCTTCGAACTTTACTTGCGAAACGCGAGAGATCGTGAGTAAAGCCATTACGTGTCAGTGGAAATCTCTGATCAATGTGTTGATCACGGTAGTCAACACGTCTCCACGTTCGATGAGAGATGCTTATTTCTTGGAGATGGCAAAGTTCGTGAACGCTGTGGAGATCGGCGCAGAATCCGTGCTCATGATGTTAAACGAGGTGGTGAAACAAAAAAAGTATGAAATCTTGAATGTTTTTATGAAGATTGATTCTAAGACGTGCTTCGCAAAGGATACAAACACGCTTGAGACTTTGATCCAAGCCGTAAAAGGTGCGACGATTACGACGAGACATTGTGTTGTTGCACTCATTGCAAAAGTAGTAAAAGAAATTCCGGAGCTTGGAGTTACATACAAGAAGGAACTGACAGACGTGGTCAAAGACACACTGAACACGGTCGTAATTCATGGATATTCGGATAAAAGAATGATACTTGCATTGAGCTTCTTGACAGAAATTTGCTTCGATGATGACCCCGTTACAAAAAATATTGCAACTCTTCTTAAGTGGACGTCTGGTAAAATGTAATAAAAAAATCAATCGAATCCCACGATATTAAAACTCGGACGATTTCCACAAGAGCATCTTTTATTCACGACATCAATCATTTCATCGGTCTTGCACTTCGCACAACATATCGGCTTCTTTCCAGGGAAATTGTATATCGGTTGGTTTTCACACGGGCACTTTCGTGGCATATTTGTATATATCACGAAAATTGCTTTCTTTAAATTACGTGTTTTGTCGATACGACAAAAATCATTCCTCCTTCTTGTCATCATCACGGAACACCACGATGTCGTCTATTTCTGTGAAATCATCAATGTCTACAGTCACATCAACGTCGTCGGAAAATAAATTTTGGAGTTTTTCGACGTCTTTGCGAGCTGCCTTGTCAATGTTATCGACGAACTCTTTGAGAGAGTCACTCAATTTCGCACGACGCTCCTCGCTCTCTTTGTTGAGTTTCTCGAACGCCTTGTTGATCTTTTTAGAATCGGTTTTTACACGTTTGGTGAACGTCTTGCCAAAGTCGTTGTTGTCTTTCTTGGCCATGCAAGTCGGGGTGCGGAGGGCGATAGTGTACATGATATAGTATACAGAGTATATTTTTTATTAAATTATTCTACAACAGCTTGAAAATCTCGAGCAGTATAAACAAAATTACGGCGTATCTCATCGATTTTTTCCCTTCTTCAATTTGAAATTTCATATCATCGTTCATAGAGAATAACAATTCGTTGAGATTTTTGAGGCTGGATGGTGTGGACAAGAAATCTGTGGCAACATCCCGCACGATGTCTCCCACGGGAATGTCTACGAGTTCGTCTATGACGTCGTCGTACTTCTTAATGTATTTGTTCAGGCTGAAATCTTTGTCGTGATACGATATGATACCTTCTACGATGGTGAGCGACCTGATGAGATAGATGTATTTGGTCGTGAGTTCGAATATCCTGTTGTCGTTTCCAGTGAACTCTGGTATCTTCCCGAGTTCCATGTTGAAATCATCCGAATCCATTATTTTTTTTATCTTTGGAACTATTCTCTTGAGACGCGCTGCACTCGCCCCCGATTTAATAATTCCCATTTCTTCGAGAGCTCTCACTACTCCATCGCTATCTTCGAGAACGACCGACTTCAAGCATTTTGCAATATTTTGTTTGACGTCTCTGACGTCTATCACGGCTCCAAAATCATACAACACGAACGTTCCGTCGCTCCTAACTCCTATGTTTCCCGCGTGAGGATCTGCGTGTACGAGGCCGACGTCAATGGTCATCCGAATATATAATTCGAACAGTCTTCTCGCGAGCTTACCATTTGGATATGCGGCAGTAATCTTCTTAGACGGTATATATTCGGATATCATATAGTTTTCTCCCGCTTCGTATACAGAAGGAATCGTGAGCCACGGGATCGACGAGAATTCCTTTTTGAAAAGGTGCATCGATTTAGCCTCCGTGCGAAGATCGAGCTCCGCGAGCAACATCGGTCTGCACTCTCTGACGATTTCGAGCATGTTCTCCGCCCCTGCAATCCCGAAGAATTTCGCTACATCAAGAAGAATCAAGAACAACGGCAAGTCTTCCATGATGCGCTGCTTCACATTCGGGCGTACTCGTTTGAGAATGACATCTGCGTTGTCGGTCTTTCGTTTACCCTTGTATACTGTGGCCACGGACGCAGAGGCAATGGGCTCTTTGAACCACTCGTAAAAAGTGAAATCCGGCAGCGGCTCGTTTTCTCCCGGGACTTCGTTCTGAAACCTCTCGATCACCTTGAGAGTACGTTCGTCTATCACATCACCTCTTGCGGACAAAAACTGACTCATCTTGACCGCGATCACGCCTATATCGGACGTATCTTTCACGAATTCGTCCGCGGCAATACGAGAATCAGGACCCCCCAACTGAATGCGCTTCACGTTGTGATACGTTTTCACCATATATCTCGCAATTTCGACGCCTCGTGTGGCCAGGCGAAGAGTCTTCGGGTCTATGATATGTGGTTTGGACGACAACATGTTTAATTGTATATTAGCGTATTATTAAATTTTTACAATTTATGATATCTCATGTCGATACGAAGTATTCACTCGTTCTTGTAATGCTTGGCGAATGCTATGATGCTATCTGCATTGCGAGGGCCCTTGTATTTTCTTAATTTTCTATCTCTTCCTAGGAAAAATACTTCTGGAAATCCTGTCACCTTGAAATGATCGATCACCTTGCTGTGCTGTTCTGCGTCCACGACATATACCGGCATCGTGCTGCGAAGTACCATCTGAGCTTTTTTCATGTGAGGCGCCATATCGTGGCAATGGCCACAAGAATTCCACTTGCAGAACAATAGGCAGGGGGTTTTGAGGTCTCTTCTGAAGGGAATGAAAGACGCGAAAGAATCCTTCTCCGTCATGTATACGATATGTGTATATATTTTATTCGTATTTTTAACCCTCGTATCGACAAAATATAACACTTAAGTATAGAAAATCACGATACTATAAAAATGTCGTTCAAAACCACTCTTGCGAACCTCCTGAAGACTAATGATTTTCGCACTCTGGAATTGGAATTCCGAGTGGGATTTCAGACTTCTACAGGATATCATGCTCGAGTGCCCAAGCTCGTGTGGATGACCGCTAAAAATAAACTTCAAAATGGTGTGGAAGTAATGACGATAGACAAATACGTCAAGTCGAGGCAAAATGAATCTTCACGACACGTTCAGACGCCTCGTGAAAGTTTCTGGGAACACAAAAAGAAAGTAGACATGGAAATAACTCCCGGGAAATACGCGATTCGTTCGTCTCTGGCCATAGAGATCAGAGAAGAAGGATCGCCGCCGAATTCATTCGTGCTCCAAAGGAAGAAACATAGAACGTCGTTCGCGAAAGGCCCATGGTCGTTGGATTTTACTCGAGTGGAAGCGATACCTTCCGACGATAAGGATGCCGAGGAGACGTATGAAATCGAGGTAGAACTCAAGGACGTAGGGTATTTATTCGAGAAAGAACTCGATCTCGTTATTCAAGAAGGAATTAGTATCGCACAGAGCCTCGTATCAACATGACGTACAATATTGCGCAAAGTCTCGTGGAATGTAATGATTATACTAGTAATGCGTTACGCATTGGCATCTGCTGGAATCGCGGCTGGCGTAGACATCGCCATTCAAAGATCCATGAGAGTTAAATATGATCGCCGGAGAACTCTGAGAACCACTTCGTATGCATTTTTCAGCATGTTTCCACAGATGAAGTATTTTTCGTATCTCAATTCTAAGTTTCGCAATCAACACGTTACAAAGACGTTGTTCAATCAGTTCGTCTTTTGCCCGATAAATATCTCTCTCGGCAACGCGTGGAATCTCGCCCTTCAGAACAAAGCGAACGAAATAGCGAGCACCGTGCGAAAGAGCGTCGGGCCAGGGATGGTAGAAGGATCGGCGTTTTGGCTTCCAATAAATATGCTCGGGTTTTCTCTGTTTAAAACTACGGAATCTCAAACTATATTCTTCAAACTCGCGGGCATACCATATAAATTTATGTTCATAAATAGAACTACGAAATAATATATCGTATCGATAAACATGCTCATCGGGCATCGTGGGATTCCAGCACTGAAAAACGAAAACACTCTCTCCGGTTTCAGAACAGCCCTCGCTCACAAATGTAAACTCATAGAATTCGACATACGAAAGACAAAGGACAACGTGCCGGTGTGCATTCACGATTCGACGCTCGAGAGAACGACGACGGGCTCGGGGGGCGTCAAAGATTTCACGCTTTCCGAGATAAAGGATTTGACGATACGAGGGAGTGATGAAAAGATACCGACTTTAGACGAGATATTTGCAGAGTTTGGCAACGGGTGTGGATACGACATCGAAATAAAAACACGAGGAACGGCGCCGCTCATCGTCGAAGCAATACAGAAATCAGGCATTTCTTACGATAATTGCCTGGTGACGTCGTTCCAGTGGTCTGAAATAAACGCCGTTCGCCAGTTGGACGATAACATACATACTGGTCTCATATCGTTCATACGTCCGGAAAGAGCGATAAGAGAGTGCGTGAAAAGAGGGTGCCCGGTGGCAGTATTAAATCACAGGGTGATCACGAGAGACGTCGTGAAATACGCGGCGGAACGCGACGTGGATATTTATGCGTTCACGGTGAACGACCCACAGATGATAAAAAGACTTCGGAATTATGGCGTCAAGGGGATAATAACTGATAATGTATCAGATTTCTTCACAGATTCTATATAGTTTAACATCGTATCAACAAAAGATAAATTTAAGGAGTTGTTGCCAGAGAAATTACATACGAATGGGGCTATTCGACCACTTATATCATCTTGATTGGACGATTGGGTATTCATTGGAATATTATTACAATGACGGACGACACGTAGTGTTTGATAAATACGAAATTGATATGTTCGGTGGAATTTACAACAAGAATACAAAAAAAAGACTGAGTTATAGAAGACAAGGAGAATACGATGCGGTGAGTGTATACAATTATGAAAAAAAAATGTGTAATATTATTGTCGCCAGAGCCGTTGTATCTACGTTTCACGGAAAGCCTCCGACTATAGAACATTCTACAGAACATATAGATTGTGATAACAAATATAATGACATTGTATGCGAGCTGACATGGATGGACCCCGCAGGTCAAACGAAAAATAGAAATCATCCCGAAGAATTACTCACCGGATATGTCGTGATTCGTGGTGATCTCGAAATGACCACGAAAGAGTGGGTGAAGTATTTGAAAAATCAGAAAAATCATCTGGGCCGCGAGTATACGGATAGTATGATAATACATTACGCTCAACGAGGTAAATTTGGATTTTCATACAAGATATACGACGATCTGCCTTACGAAAGATGGTATCGAGTTGTGAATTCTGAAAACAAAAAAGGGCACTGGGAGATATCCGATCAAAATAGAATTGCACGAGTGACAAAACACACTCGCAACGTAATTGACGCAACTCGTTTCTGTTTCAATCAAAAACATCCAAAAATTAATATCAATGGTAAACAACGCGGATTACACGATGTAGCATTCGAGGCATATTATCCCGAAAAATATACAGCAAAATTGCCACACGAGATGATTTTACACAAGTTCGATGACAAGCTCGATTTCAGGCCTCACATGTTATCCATCGGCGATGCGTCTAAGAATTGTAAAGATGCTCACGATAACGGAAAATACGATGGCAAGAAGTCTGCTAGAATGCAATGTTACTCGTATATAAATGGTGTTTTTGAGAAATGTCACGAGAGTCAAAGTGATGCAGAAAAGTATCTGAGATATTTAGGATATAAGAAAGCGTCGTATCGTGATATCGGACAAGCGTTGAAATCAGAGAAAATGTTGAAGAGATATGATCGAACCTGGAAAATCATTGAATATTAATGCATAAAATTCTTATTGTAATAAACTATTACTCACCGATGATGTGAGTTTGAATATGTAATTGTTTCCTAAAAAAATATATGTTACTCAAGCAATGGATGGTAGAAAATTTCAGGCTAAACTTACTTATTTTTTAGGATTTGTAAAATATATTAGAGATTCGAATTATCACGGGGAGATTCTCGTTACAAGAGAGAATGGTATCACAACTCCGAAGAGAGAAAATTGCAGCAATGACAATTTAAAACTCGTAAATGATGCTATTGGTAAATTGAGAAAACTAGAAAGGACGAATTCGTCTGCTGAAATCCGCAGAAAGATACTAGTGTACACTAAACATCAAACTCAGTTTGTTGGCCAGTGTCTTCTAGACAGAATATGGGCTAAACACGAAGCAATGAAAAAGTTTGTAGAAAACAGGTATTCTTGGGACTCTCTTTCTACACAATCTCAGAAAAAATTCGTGTCATCTATGATACGTCACGAAAACGTCATCATGACAACTATGAACGTATTATTCAGCGTGTTAAGATTGAGATCGAGCAACGACAATGATGCTTTATACGTGCTTAAAAATATTCGAAAAATGGTACTGGCCAAGGGATTTTATTCTCCGATATATAAAAAACAATTGGAAGAACTTCCATTTATATGGGATAGAGTGCGGAGACATTATAAACATTTAATCAAGTCTAATAAATGGAATATACTTATCACATCATTGAGAAACGCACGTGTGAATGTGGGAAGACCGGACTCATTTTCGATGCACCAGCACAGGGTACGTATGCAAGGGTTGGTACACAGATCAACACATGGTATTTGATATTTTCGTATCAATAAAAGTTAAATTTAATAATTATTGTCACGAGCATATAAATGCTGAGTGACAAAAAGTTATTTTGCATAAAAATTGACTTGTAATCAACTATCACGTAATCCATAATTTATGGCAGCGAATTCACTCATAGGCATCGCGGTTCCGGGAGGAATCAACAGATCTAATTTTTCATCGATGGGGAATCCTTGCAGTCCTTCGAAGAGTGCCTCATCGACGAGGTCTTCCACCTTGGGAGGGGGGTCATACAAATTGCGCATGGGAAGAGACGTGTGGTGATTCGAGTTGCGAATCTGATACGCCGGGAGTTGGCACGCGCTCTTGACGACCTTTCCGTCTGCAACGAGGCGAGCACCGTTGGCATCAAGATCGTTCTCGAACCCTTCGAAACTACGATCGGATGCGATCCTCGCGTCGGTCTTTGGGAGATTCGTGGAAAAGGCGGGGGATGCGTCGTCGGTGACTCCAAACGTGCCGAATTGAGCTGGGTCGTCGAATTGTACGGGAGCTGCCGCGAGCGTGGGGTTCATGACACGGGGGTCTGCGTACGTCGGCGGTCTGATTCCTTGAATGGTGCCGTCAATATCTTTCTGCATGACTGGAAGCCCTTTGTAGTCCGAGAAAGGCAGGTCTTCGTCTATCATGTTTTCCATTATGTTCGCCCCAGTTACGATATTTTTAGAGGCTTCCAAATGTTCCACGGGGTTGATGATCTGTACAGGCTGGGGTGCGGAGTCTTTTTGCATGCTCAGAATTTTGACTTCCTTCGTCTGTTTGTTCGCGTTCCCCAGCATAGCTTTCAGCTTCTTCGTTTCTTTCTTCACCTCGTCCACTGCCTTGTTCAATTTCTCTTTCACATCGGTGGAAGCCGGAAGTTGATTACATCTGGTGCACGTTGGCTTAGAGAACAGATACTTGGATTCCGAGAATAGGATAGTTCCTATCATTAATACTATTAATATTACCACAAACGTGTCCAACATATCCTTTTAATATACGTAAAGATAATAAAATTTTGAGAGAAATCATCACAACATCAGATTGTTGTTATTCGATTTCTCAATATACGATTTGAGAGTAACGCCACGAATAAATTCCGTCGTCGTCGATTTTCCTGCGAATTCTAATGTTTGCGATCCTAGAAGTGTGATGCCGTACTTTGCAAATGGCCCCGTAAACACGTCCAGAGTCAGTTGTTTCGTGTGGAGCGAGTTCATCGTCGCGTGCTCTTTCAGGGCCGCCTTGAACTCCGTGAACGGACAGATTTCCTCCGTTCCCAAAATGACATACTCTGATGCCAAGAAGTTTTCGATGAAGTTCGTCGCGCGCGCGAGTGCTTCTCTGGTATTGATGAAATAAATCGGCAGGACGGACCAGATGTTCACGTCCGAGTGTCGTTCCGCCATATCAATGTATGCTTTGTTGCACTTTCTCAAAATATATGGCAGTTCTGTGTTCAGTTTATCTCCGAGTTTCATATCGCCCCCGCGCACGGGCTTTTTGAACTCGAACACGACGATACGACGCTGAATACTTCCACCATTATCAGCCCACCCCGGAACCTCATTACCCGCCAGCGCCATGGGGACTTTCCACTCGTTCATGAATGCCTTCTTGTGTTTGACATTCACCTGAACTTCTTCTCCGGATACCAACGATTGAAACTCCGCCTGTTCTATCGCCAGATCGCTCTTGATCTCCGGAGCTACCACGAGATATTTGTCGTAGAATGCCGAAATACCGAATTTACGTTCGATATTGTTGGACAAGATACCTACATCAACAGTCTCGAAAAAGTTCTTGATAACTTTAAGGATTATCGTACTTTTCCCGGTCGCAGCAAGCCCCTGGAAGAACGGGATAACCTGCCAGGAATCTAACTCGTTTACGGGATACAACACTCGCCCGAGCAAAGCAAACAGCCATCTTTGCACCTCTTCGTCCCATTCTTGATATTTCATAATGGAATCCAGATGTGGCGTGGGGATGTCAAACCAATCGTCGTACGTGGTATTGTCAAACGTTCCTTCGACGAACTTGCATGACACTACCGAATCGGACAAGGGTTCGGTCTCATTCTCGAACGAATGAAACCTATCTTCCGGAGCAATGTATACTCCGTTGTAAAAAGAATACACACCACGCATTTTGTGAAGAAACGGGAGTTGATGATCGTGGCAATTGGTCAAATATTCTACCGCAGACCCTACATTTTTCATATTTTGAGTTGCGTTTCTCCACTGATCCCAAGAGATTTCTTTCTTCAACCGAGAGTACACGAAATCTTTGATTTCAGACACGGCTCTCCAAGAATGCATATCTCTTCCGTCTATGATTATCGGCTCGTATAGCCAATCCCCCGATTTCCTATACTTCTTCTCCATCGCGCTATCCAGGAGGAAAAGCAACAATTCTTGAAAAGAACTGACTTCGCCGTCTATGAATCTGAAACGAAGCGCCCAAGACCCCAGTTGCGTTTCCAGATCGGTATCGAGTTCTATGACACCATCTTCGGCGTCGAGTTGGTGGACTGCGAGTTTCGCCTGAAACGAACTCAACACGACTTTTTTAGAATAAAAGATCATCTCCAGGATTTTTGTGATCTTTTTTAGATTCATACTCTTTTCCACGTTGTCGTTCATCTTGTCCGGCATCATATTCAACTCCCTGAGCCGATGATACACACTTATCGCCTCAATTTCTGCATCGTGTATTTTATCGTCTATCTCTCTCAGTCCGAAAGCTCCCCTGTCCTGCTTGATGGACGACAAAAGATCATCGTTGAAATCCACGCCGAGAGCCATGAACATGTGTATGGTCTGTGTTTCGAACGTTGCATCCGTGTCATACAATTTCCATCTCTGCGCTAGTTCCTCTAGTTTCTCTGCCGCTTGTTCCGGATTCAATTTCTTTATGATTGTTGCTAGGGTTTGTTCGCGCCCCTCTCGTTCGTCCTTGGGTTTTTTGACATCGTGAAGACCCATTACTATTATGAATATAATTCTCGTTAAGTTTATCCTATATCTTGATAGGTGTTTTGTTGATATGATACCCGTGGTCAAATGACATACGTAAAAAACGTATATATATTTTGTTCTTGAGAGTTAATGGACCAACCCGCGAAACAGCGTCTGAGCCCTCTGGAAAAGATTCAGCAGCAGATAGAATCTCTCGAAAGAAAGAACGCTTTCCTTATTGACGAGAACAAACAACTTAAGCAACTCGTCAAGGAACTCAGAAGGCCTTCTAAGAAGGATCGTCCAGTGATCCAGTAAAAAATATATGTCTCTTACAATGGAACAGGGGAAATTCGACGATAATTTTCCCACGGGGCCCCCGAGTACTAAATCCGGGGTTTTGTTTACCAAAAATGATGTAGAAAAACTAGTAGGCATGCCGATCATTGATTTCACGTATTATCTCACAGCTTTCTCTTACAATGCTTTGGTAGAAGGAGGGCCCACGTACGAACGGATGGAATTCGTAGGAGATTCCGTGCTCGGGTTCATAATCGCGAAATACTTGTACGATAACTTTCCCGAAAAAGACGAGGGAGTCTTGACTCGCCTTCGAGTTAAATTTGTTTCCGGGAAATTTCTCAGCGGTATCGCATTCGACCTCGGGCTTCACAATTACATAATAATGAATCAAAAGGGTTTATACAGAGGATGGCACACGAATCCTAGTATCCTCGAAGATGTTTTCGAGGCGCTCATAGGAGCAATTTATCTGGACCTAGGCATCAACGCGGCGCGTCATTTTTTTATGACTGCTCTAGACAAACACACGAACATCCACGATTTGCTCATAGACACGAACTACAAGTATCGTCTCACGAAACATCTCAGACAAATGCAATTGTCCAAGCCAGTCTTTGTCACTACTTTTGAGCGCGGCGGGGCGAACTCATTATTTGTAGTGGATGTCATGGTCGGAGAACAAAAAGCATCGACAGGCACCGGAAAATCTAGAAAGGACGCCGAGCAAAACGGTTCGAGACTAGCACTAGAATTTCTGGGCGTCCCAGAGGAATATATTCAATGAAATACGTGTAAAAAATTAAAGTGCCAAGGCGAGATACTGCTTCTTCCAAAAATCGTATTGACAAAAACAAATATAAATAAGTGTTGTCTTATAATTGTTTACATAATGTCTCAAATGAAAGAGAAAAAACAATTATACAACAGAAAATATCGTGAAAAAAGAAACTACTATGTAATTGATTACAAAGCCAGAGCCATGTAACGAGAGTACCAAAATTTAACATCATCACGAGGAGGTTTTCCCGTTTTCACGTTCACCATTGAGTGAGCTTTCACGGTCCAGGCAAACAAAGTATCGCGATTTTTGAGATCCTTTGCACCGAACTTGGTAATTTCGAGTACTTTTTTAAATCCCGCACAGCATCCTACGCATGGTA